ACGCATGATGAAAACAGAAGTAGCAACGAAGTACAGGATATACAGATTCATTAATGACATATCAATAAATGGCAAAGAGTTTATTTGTGAGGATGATGGCTCGATCAAATTGTTCGATAGTGAAGACCATGCAAAGGCATTCCTTAAAGAGGCTGACCCGTCAATCGATGTGGAGGCTGACGACCTACTACATGAATATGGACTAGACATTGAGGAGGACGACGATGAGTAAAAATGATAGTTCTATTTCAGTAGTTTGGAACATAGAGGATGTTAAATCATTAGAACCAAAAGTAACAGATGAACAGGCTATGGAAGTTTTAGAGTTAGCTCGTGATAATCATGACGCTAATGTTGGAATCAATTGGGGTGTTTTAGAATTTTGGATATCCCAAGTTTATGAGGAGAATGACGATGAGTAAAAGATGGTACACAAACAATTGGGATGGGTCAGCATGGGTAACCAACAAAGCCCTAGACGAAGTAGAAGTTCAGATAGATATTTTGTATGACGTTGACCATGATGACGGGGGGAGTTTCCCCGCGATATACCCAATAGCAACATACTCGGATGACGATGGATACGAGCAAGACTATAAGTTATCGGAGAATGAGATTGAAAAATATTATGAAGAGGTCTACGAGGCTATGTGTGAAGAACCTATGTACGATGAATACGGAGGTGCGTTATGAGTAAACTAAAACAGAAATCTTACCGAGTGTACATCACGCAGTACTGTATACCGATAGATGTCATGGCAGTAAGTACAACTCAAGCAAAAAGAATAGCGACTGAAGACCATACATGGGAAGTAATGGATGCCGACATTCGGGCAGAAAAACAGGAGGATGACGATGAGTGAAGAAGAAATACTGTGGTATAGCCCTGAACTATTAGTGCCTGTGCCAACTAAACCAAAAGAGAAATTAGAAAAAACAATTAACAATTATTTAGGAGAAGACGATGGACAAAACCTTGGCGACTGCTGAGAAAGTAGATTACATTGAGCAAGACATTTATGAATATTTTGGGGCTGACCAAGAAATAAACAAGGCGACCCGACATGAATTGCTCGGAGTGATTGGAGGCATGAGTGGCATACTAGAACTTATATGGCACAAGCAAGTAACACCTGAGATAGCATTCAGAGACTTTAAGTCTTGGCTTAAAGAAAGACAAGAACTTGACATGATTGAAGTTATCCCCGATACTGATGTTCCAACTAAAAAAGAGGAAGAGGCTCATGCGTAAAATAAAAACAGAAGACATAGACTTTATTCACGTTGAAGAAGTAACTTTTACCCTTGTCATGCAAGATGGCACTAATGTAACAGTGAGTGAGAAAGGGGTAACAACAGACTCATTCTCACGAGACCAATTAGCTGACGACTTGTTCGAACACATACAAAAAGGGCGTCCTGTTGAGGTGTTGAAATGTGAGGATGTTGACGCTATTGTTTTTGAGCCAGATATTAACCTGACGGAGAGACACTAATGGAACACCATTTATTTACAGACATACGCAGATTACTCAAGGATTTTGTAGTCTTGCTAAATGAACACAGTATGGGCAACAAAGAAACAGACGAGGCTAATCGTATCATTGTGGAACTCACGGCTTTATTAAAGAATCCACAATTAGTAGATTCGATTGAATCAAAGATTCACGAAGAAGAACATAAGCAAATATCGAATGACTTGGCAGAAGAAATTCTGTCTCGCGGGCAACATTGTCCGAGTGGTAATTGCGATATGTAGTAGAGAGGCGTTAAATTTTTTATAAACTTAAGGAGAAATAGAAATGGCTACAAGTAATCAAGTAAGTAAAGCTACATTAGGTATAGCAGTGGTAGCAGTATTAGGGGCAATAATTTATGTATCTGGTGAAGACATACCCACACCCGCACCAACACCCGCACCAACACCCGTGGTAGTCACAGTTGAAACTATCACAGAATCAGAAGCTAAAGCAATAGTATCAAAGGATGTCAGCATTGACCTTATAAATCTTGGAGACGACACTGTTCTTCTTGAAATTGCGGGATATGACAACCCAACAGTTGACGACCTACCCCCACTTACATTGGATGGCTCACACCTACCCGACATGGCGGGTTATGAGTCACCATCAGCTGACAAACTTCCGCCACTAGAATCATAATGGCAACACCCGAAAAGAAAGTAAAACAGAAAGTATGTGCCAAGCTTAAGGAACTTGGTGCGTACTATTTCTATGCCTCAACAGGAGGATATGGGGCAAGTGGTATACCTGACATCGTTGCATGTCACAAAGGTAAGTTTATCGGGATCGAGTGTAAAGCTAATGGCAACAAAGCAACAGCCTTACAACAGAAACATTTACGGGAGATAAGTATGCAACAGGGAATTTCACTGATAATTGATGAGACGAATATAGACATGTTAGAGTACTACGTTAAAGGTAAAAGAGTAATGAGTTTGGAGAGCAAGACATGAGTGATGACGCAGATATGGTAAACCACCCACCTCACTATACGAGTACCAAGTACGAGGTGATAGATATACTAGAAGAATTTTTCAAAGACGACCCGTTGTTATGGCAGTGTGGCAAATATCTTTTACGATGTAAAGGTAAGGGAAACCTAGAGCAAGACCTGAGTAAGATGATATGGTACGCTAAACGGAGAATGGAAAGGGAGGAAATTAAATGAGTAGATTTAAACTTGAGGCAATAGAAAAAAAGAGGCAAGAAAGGAAAGAGCAAAAAGAAATTGCAATTAAACGTGCATTAGAATATATGAAAAGAAAACCCGACGCACCTAAAACCAAGGTAGCAACTTATGCGGGGGTGCATATTTCAGTATTAGAAAATTGGGGAGTCGAGCTACCAAAACCCATCACTACTAAACAAAGAAGGAAAAAAACTCCGTGGGGTAAGGGGCAAATGATATGAGTGATGAGATAGATGATGCAAATAATGAAGTCCAAAGACGGCTTGAAGCAACATTGTCTAATGTAAATACTGAAATACCTGAAAACGAGACAGGCAAGTGTCTTTGGTGTGAAAAAACATTAACTGATAAGAGAAGATGGTGTTCTCCTATATGCCGTAATGAACATGAATATTATGCGAGTAAGCTATGACAATTATAAAAGAAGATAACAGAGTTGGCCCCGCGGTTTGTTGTGGGTGTGGTAAAGATGCAAAGATTAACCACGGGGGCAAATGGTATTGCTCAATAGAATCAGACATGGGAATCATGAACTTAAAAGGTTTTTGTATAAACAATAAAACGAAAGGAACTCAGTGCAAATAGTTACACTTGACTTTGAAACATTTTACTCGAAGGGCTACGGCCTACGCAAGTACACAACAGAGGAATATATATTAAACACCCAGTTTCAGGTGATCGGAGTAGCAATCCAAATAGATGCGAGCAAGCCCGTGTGGTACGAAGGAGAACAGGCATCAAGGGGGCTCGATGCTATTGACTGGAAAAACTCAATGCTCATCTGTCATAACACGCAGTTTGACGGAGCAATACTCAAATGGGTCTATGGCCATGAGCCAGTAGCCTACCTCGATACACTTTGCATGGCACGAGCCAAGCATGGTGTTGAAGCGGGCGGTTCACTTAAAGCATTAGCCGAACGTTATCAGATAGGAGAGAAAGGAGAGGAAGTTCTACAAGCATTAGGCATGAGATTAGAGGACTTTCCAGAACACCAACTGCGCCAGTACGGAGAGTATTGCAAGAACGATGTGAGACTAACCTACGACCTATTTAAAATCCTATCTAAAGGATTCCCCCTACCCGAATTGGAGCTCATTGATATTACACTCAGGATGTTCATACTACCTATACTACGCGTCAATGATAAATTACTAGGAAGAAGACTTAAGGAACTAAAAGAAGAAAAGACTTCAATGTTACAAGGGTTAATGGAAACTTTAAACTGCGACACCGAAGAGGCAGTCAGGAAAAAGTTAGCGAGTAACGTACAGTTCGCCACGATACTAAAAGACTTACACATTCCAGTGCCGATGAAGACGTCCCCTACTACCGAGAAAGAAACCTTCGCATTAGCTAAGACTGACGCGGGGTTCATTGCACTGCAAGAAAGTGACAACCCTGTACTGCAAGAGTTATGTGCCGTTAGATTAGGCACGAAGTCTACGATAGAAGAGTCACGCATACAAAGATTTATAGATGTTGGAGAAAGACACCAAGGTCTCTTACCTATCCCACTTAAATACTATGGGGCACACACCGGCAGATGGTCGGGCGCAGACAAGGTAAACTTCCAGAACTTACCAAGTCGGGACGCAAAAAAGAAAGCATTAAAGAATGCGATCCTACCTCCAGAAGACCATGTGATACTTAATGTTGACTCCTCACAGATCGAAGCTCGTATATTAGTCTGGCTTGCGGGACAAGA